AACCCAAGTTTGAGTTGGGAAGGCTGGAATGTCGTTCATTTAACAAAGTCAAATAATGCAATGTACAAAACAAATGGGGCATTCATTAATAACCAATGGCAAATCAAAACAGTATACTCTCCAGATCGTAATGGATGGGATATTAAAAAGGAACACATTGGTGCATAATAATGAACAAGCATTTATGGAAAGAAGATGCTGCCTGTCTTGATTATGATACTAATTTATTTTTTGATAAGTATGAGGATAATCCTAATATAAGACATGGAATAGATAATGTTTGTTTGGCATGCCCTGTTGCAAGAACTTGTTTTGCTGTTGGTATATCTGAAAAAGAATATGGTATTTGGGGCGGGGTATATTTAGAAAAAGGTAATGTTTCTAGAGAGTTTAACAATCATAAAACTAAGGCTAGATGGGCTGAGGTTTGGGAAAATTTAACGATTGAGGGATAATGTATACAGATTCAATGCAACGTGCTTTTAGATCATTAACACCACCCAGAGGATTTATGGTTGATATTATTGACAATGAACACTTTTTGACTGTTCGTGCAAATGAGTCACAGTTTATGAGACTGGATGAGTTTGAAAAGCGCAGGGCAATAGAATATATGGTTAAGGTAAAAAAAGCACTAGAAGATAATGGTGCAATCGTAATGTTGGTTAGGAGTGCAACAAAATGAAAAAATGGATAGGGCTATCTGTATTGGGAGTTTTTGTATCTTTTGTTAGTATTATTGTAATAACTGCATCACAGTTGACAAAAGCCTTACAGTCTGATATATTTGATGTAGAAGAAGTAGATGAGGAGTTGTTTTAATGCAAACATTTTTGCCACAAGCAGACTTGCATACCTCTGCATATTTTTTAGATAGCAAAAGATTAAACAAACAAATATTAGAAGGATATCAAATACTTAATGTTTTATCTGGCAAATCTAAGACTGGTGGGTGGCGTAATCATCCCGCAGTTCTGATGTGGCGTGGTTTTGAGCGTGGACTATGGGAGTATATTCAGGCTATGGTTCAAGAAGCAAAGATGCGTGGTATTAGAACAGAAAACAACGAGTCAAATCTTAATGATTTAAAAGATCAATGTTGGGAAGATTGGGGAGATAGCATTCCATCTTTTTGGAAAGATGAAACAAAGTTAATGAGAGTTGTAACTACTCATCGTGCTAATTTATTTCATAAAGATCCCATTTATTATGTAGAGTATCAATATGCAGTTTCAAGTCCATATAACATTCCGTGTTGCCCTGATCGTAAACTGCCTTGTAAATATTATTGGCCAACACATGAGGAGAAAAATGCATTGGTATAATTGGGTAATCATTGGGTTATCAGCATTTAATATTTATATGATTTATAGAGCATACTTGTTACAGACTGCATTAAATCAAAGTATTGCTGATAATCAAGTTGCAATTGCAATTATGAAAGCAATGAAAGATGAAATTGAAAACTCATCAATGTTTAAAGATGAAACTAATGAAGGATTTATTAAATTTTTATCAGAATCTAGGGAGTGGGCATTTGAATATATTGAAAATACAATTAGTGTTGTAAACAATGTTATTGAAGAATGTAGAAAAGAAATGAATAAACCTAGAATTGCTGACTTAAATACTACAGCATTTTTGGCAGGGGTTATAGGAAAACTGCTTCCCATTGTTCAAAACAATAAGGACGGCAAAGATGTATAATAGTAATAAGGTGGTGATTAAATGAATCAAGCACAACTAAAGGCTATGGGAGCCTCATACGGACGTTCTGTACTTGCGGGTGTAGTTGCACTATATACTGCAGGAGTAACCGATCCAAAGGACATGTGGGCTGCTCTAGTGGCTGCTCTTGTTCCAGTAGTTCTTCGTGCAGCAAATCCAAAAGATCCTTCTTTTGGAAAGTTCGATGCAATCGCAAAGGATGTTGACGATGCAATTAAAAATATCAAGCCTGTAAAAAAGAAGGCTGCAAAGAAAGCAACTCCAGCAAAGAAAGTAGTTAAGTAATATATTAATCGGTGTGGGGCAGATTTAAACAGTCTGCCTCATATTATTTTATGGAGACATTATGAATTTTGTATATATATGTAAAGATGGAGAAAATGAAGAACTTCGCTATTCTTTAAGATCTGTTGTACAAAATTGTAAAGTAGATAACATATTTGTAGTTGGTGGTAAGCCAGGCTGGTATGTTGGAGAATATATACAGGTAAATCAAAAATATTCTAAATATAAAAATGCTTTTAATAATTTTAAAGCAATATGTAATAGCAATATACCAGATAACTTTATACTTATGAACGATGATTTTTTTATAACTAAACCAATAGATAAAATTGTTTCATATTATAATGGAACGCTTCAGGATAAGATTGATGCATATGAAACTGTATTAGGTCGTAGTTCTTATATTAATAGATTAAAAACAACACAGGATCAACTAATACGGTCTGGCATCAACAATCCATTAAATTATGAAATACATGTTCCAATGGCAATGTCAAAACAAAAGTTTAATGACATATTAAGAATGAATCATAATCTTTTATATAGATCAATATATGGAAACACATATAATGATGAGTCACAAGAAATGAAAGATGTTAAAGTATATCAATCAGAAAACTTTAAATCGCTTTCTTATAATTTTCAGGAAGATTATCCATTTTTATCTACAGAAAATAAATCCTTTGATGAATTAAAACATTCATATTTGTTAAATGTTTTTCCAAACAAAACAATTTATGAAGAATAATTATTCATTTATTATTTTAAGATATTGAGACAACAAGTTTTCTGGAGCAAATTTTTCATAACCTATACATAGTGCTTCTTGTTTTTCAAGTATTTTTTGTTTATCACTTAATTCAACATAGTTATCAATTAATTCTGCCAATTTTCTTAAATTGGCCTCGTAAACATCTATCATAGTTTTTGCTCTAAATTGATCAATAAGATGCGATTCTACTAACCATTTTTCAGGAAGAACCTTGTTGTTTGGAGATATGTTTGTCATAAAAACTGGCAAGGCGCTAATCAAAGATTCGTTCATTGGTAAACATAAGCCAGCATACCTTCGTGGTAATACCATAGCATCAAATCCTACATACATTGACTCTCTATCTTTACTATCATTATAGTCTAATGTAATCCGATCATCATTTATTTCTATATTAAGTTTTGTTTGAGTTTTTATTACTAACTCATAATTTGCTTTAGAATATCTAAGCATATTAACTATTGTATTAGTTCCATTTCTATCTTGTGCAGCACGTTTACCACCAATATGTAATATACGATTATGAGTTTTTGATCTATTTATGTCTTTTGCATTATTAAAAATATTTACATCTGTTGGTGGAGGTAGATGAAATACCTTTGCTTTCTTTCCAAATTTATAATGTATATCTTCTATATTCCATAAACTTGGAGATAACAAAACATCTGGCAATGCCATGTTTTTTTTAGAAAGATTTCCAAACAACTCATAGTTATATTGAAGTATTGTTTTAATACCTTTATCTCTAGCCTTAAGTATTAATTCATCGTTATTATAAAATGTTTCACAACTTAAAACAACATCTAAATCTTTTAAAAATCTGTCAATGTCTTTACTGTCTGGAATACCAAAAACATTTACAACCTCATATCCGCTATACCATTCTGGGTGTTGTTTATTGTTATTCTGTGGAGAAAAGTCTATTAGCATAACCTTGTCAGGCTTTAGCATGTCTGTTAATTGTTTTGTTTGATAGCCAAGACCAGTTCTGTCTGATCTAGCAATAATTCCTAATTTCATTCAGTATATCCCCATACATCGTCATCTGTTGTAAACTTTCTTGTACCCTTGCGCCCGTCTAAATGATAAGATCTTTTTATATTCTTTTGGGGATGGTATATCCAAAGTTTATGTTTATCCCAACCTTCTTTATCAAATGTACCATGAGGCAATATATCATCTTGTATCGCACCATGAACAATGTCTTCTATGAAACAACGATCTTTTAATCTAGGCATAATTTCACTTCTATAGTAAGAAACAAATGAAAGATGTGGTCGCTGACTCCATTGTGCTGTTTTCATAAAGTTATCACTAAGTCCAAACATTAAGTGATTATGAGACTCTGGAATTGATGCTTCAAAATGAAATCTAATGGTTTTTGCTTTATTATATTCAAGCATATCTAAACACTTTTGCCAATCTATTGGCTCTTGAGTAACAAGTGGCGCGTCACCTTCAACATAAAGTAATAACGATGTTGTTATTAAATTTATTGTTTCCTTCATCATAGTTGTTTGATGGCTGTGTTTATTAAAAATTATTGGTAAAACGTTTTTCCATTCATGCAAACATTTCCACAATACCCTGTTTTTAAATTCATCATAATCGTTTTTTCTGTTTAATCTTTCATCTCGTAAACCATCAACCTGTAATATGATTTCGTTTTCTGGAAAATGATATCTTACAGAATTAATTGTTTCATCAAGAATAGAGGTGTCTGGATGATCTGGAAGTATTGAAGTTACAACAATAATTGTTACATCATTCTTATGCATATATTTCCTTCATAAGTTTAATTGCAAAATCTCTTTTATATTTAATCCACCAAGCAACTACTCTATGCATATTGTTTGGATACTCTTTCAATATTGATTTTATAATGTCTGGTAATTCAACCCAATTGCTAGTTGATGGAAATGGTAATGTTTGATCAAAAACATAACGATAAAAATTATCATCATGTCCTTTAGAGTTTCGTAAGTCTGCAATTGGCATACAAAGCATTTCAATTGCTTCAAAAAATCTAAAAGAATCTATACTTACAACACCTGCAGGGGCAGGAGCAATTTGAGCACTAAATAAATTTTGATAATATTCTTTTGGAACATCGCCTTTGGCAAATCCATCGGTGGGTTTATAAATAGAGTCTTTAATATTTGACATTACATCTGCCAATTGCCGTCTTCTTTTATGAGTAATCTGTCCAGCAAAACAAACAGTGTGTGTTTTTTCTTTATATTCTGGAAGGTTGTCTTTAATATGTTGTGGTGCACCTATAGGAAGTTTATTATATTTTTGATGTTTTCTTGTCGGGTATTGAACCCAAATAGATATATTCTCATGTGTTATTTTATCAACATCAAACAAATTTTCTTCGTCTCCAGTTATAAATAAAACTACTCTTCTTATATTTTTTAACTCTTCATTAATTTCATCTTCTTTGCCAGCGTTTCCTTGTCCAGGAATAACAACAAACGCTCTATCAGTTTCTGGTAAAGTATCAACTACTACTTCTGATATTTTGTTACGCTCAAATGTTTGTTTCAATAGGCCGTAATCCCATTTGCCATTAGCAGAGTCAAGAGGATCTTTAGAGTATATAAATGCTTTAGGCTGGTTCATAATAAAAATGAACCTCATGTTGATAATCTAATAGTGTTTCTTGATATCCAATGCCTTTAATAAATTGTCTTAAATCATATAAATATTCTTTCCAGTACATCATCATAAACTCTGGATGACCAGACAGCCAAATTTTTGGCCTAAACTCCCGCATTGTTTTTTCAGCACCACCTAAAACACGCCATTCGCTACCTTCAACATCAAGTGAAATTACTGTAGGAGGTTTTAATCCTTTTTCATAAACAAGTGTATCAATTTTTGTTTGACCATATTTATCTGCTTCATATTGAAGTTCTTTAAAACCATGTGCTGCTTCAATTGGAGCATCTGCTTCTGGTGGAAATTGACTATAGTATATTCTTGCAAGATCATTATCTTTGTCTGATGCAAATCCAGGAACGCAAGCGAGTGGCACTTCTAAATTATTTGCACTCCATAACAATGGAAAGTGTGACCAAACTTTTGGATTAGGTTCAAATAAAACTACCTCAGCACCCCACATTTGACATAATGCAGGCATTTCTCCTTCTTCTGCACCAACATAATATACAACATCTCCTTTACCAATGTTCTCAGACATTGACTTAAGCCTTGGTTTTTCCCAGCCGTTAGGCTGGTACCAATCAGGCCTATCTGCACGATGTTTTGGCAGCACAATTTCAAACTCTCCATTAATTACTGCCTTAATCATTTCAGTCACATTCCTAACTCCCTTAATATTGATGACCATCTATTTACATAAGTATGTTCTTTTTTAGTTCTTAAATGACCCATTGCTCTAATTGCTTCACGTTCTTCTGGATGCTCTAAATAATAATCTATTTTGTTTGTTAAATCTTTTAAATCACCATGCTTATAAAATACAATTTCTTTTCTATCATAAAAATAAACATCAAGTCCTTTTATGTCGGGGTAAATTGTAAAACCACCACGACCAGTACTTTCAAACAATCTATCGCTTGTATAGTATGGATAATTAAAATTAATATTAAGACTATCTCCAACTGCTATCTTACTCTTTGCATAAATACGATTTAAATCTTCTCCACGAACTGTTCCAGTATCTCCATCTCCACCTACATGTAAAAATCTTTTGCCATAGGTATTTCGTAAATGATCTATAAGTTGTGGCCTGTACGGATATTCAGGATGATATCTTTTGCTGCCAACAAAAACTACATCATAATCAAAATTTTCAATGTCATAGTCTTCATGTATATAACATTCTTTATCATATACTGCAGCAGGCAAAAAATGTCCTTTGACGTTTGTGTTTTCGTTAAACCAGTCTGCCATCAACTTATCAGTAGCAAAAAAATGTCCAATTGT